GTATCGCAAGCCATTACCACTCATGATCTAAAATCAGCAAAAGAAAAAGAAGAGGCAACGGCAAAAGAAAAAGCTGAAGAAAAGAAAAAGAAAGAACAGGCAAATATGAGTGAAAGTGAAAAGAAAATATCGGATCTAACTGAATCGGTTAACAAGTTGACTGATTTGGTAAAAGATTTGAGTGGAACGACTGTCAAGACAAAGCGGGAGACTTTAATTAAAGATGCTCTAAAAAAAGCAGATTTAAGCGAAGGATTCTTAAAATATATTACAGTTGATAAAGATGAAGACATTGAGACAAGTGTCAAAAGTTTAAAGGACGAGGTTCTCGGACTTAAACAAGCCGAAATTGATAAAAAACTTAAAGATGGAGAGATCCCTAAAAAAGGCGAAGAAATGGGAACCATTGAAGAGGAGACGGCGATCAGCTTTGCCAAAGCAAAAAATGAAGGGGCTGAAGGGCAACCTTTTCAGGGATTATCAGAAGAAGAAATCAAGAAAGGCAAAGAAATTAAAATAAAAAAAATAAATGAATAGGAGATAAATATAATGAGTCTACAAATTAAAAAAGAAGATGGGGTTGTATATGACCCTGTATTTCTGAAAATATTAGAAGATATCCCTGGCGGAGTGACAGTAAAAACTGATAGATTCCCAACTACTACCAAAGAGATCAAAAAAGGAACATTGTTAAATGCCATGACCGGTGCCAGCATAGGATTATACAATGTAATCAAAACGGTAAAGACAGTCGCTGCGGTAGTTTCAGGAGTTACTGTTTTAGCAGTTGAGCCCGCTGATCATCTATTTAAGGCCGGTGAATTCATATTTTTATGTGGAGTAACCGCTTCAACGATTAGCCGAGTATCAGCGACAGCTATTGCAGTTATGCAAACGCTGTTAAATACTGGTGGTTTAGTTGCTTCGGGTTCGGTTTTATATGAAACCCCCACTATTGCCACCGCAACTCCCTTGTATGGCGCCAATTGTATTTTGCGTGACAATGTCAAGGTAAGGGATGAAGAAGGGAATTTGCTAGATAATTTATTTGCGGGGGCCGTTGTACGCGGAACCGTAGATGAATCCGAATTACCATATTTCGTAACTGATACCGACAAAACAAATCTTACCGTTAGAATAAGATTTGCCTAAAAATTAAAATTAAAAAAATTATGTAAGGAGAAATAATATGGAATATTCACTATTAAAAGAAATAAATAAAAAGACCTTACAGGCCTATCTTATTACACGAATATATGAAAAACTATTTTGGCCTACATTCTTTCCTTTAAAGTCAACTCCCTTCCTAACTTACGAAACATTGGTTGGGAGTAAGGGGAATAGGGTGGCTGCTGATGTGGTGGCTTATGATGTAAGTGCACCTCTCAAAACCAGAAGGACTGTAAGTAAATTATCAGGAGAAATCCCTTCTATCAGAATGAAAAAGAAAATGACAGAAATGGATTTGAATACTTATAACATATTAAAAGCTCAGGCAAGGCCAGAACAGACGGCTTTACTTGATCTTGTATTTGGAGATGTAGATGACTGCGTAGATGGCGCAAATGCCAGATTAGAGTGGATAATATTTCAAGCATTATCTAAAGGACAAATAACTCTTTCTATGGTTACAAATGCCGCAGGAGTGATAACCGAAGAGGCCATTGATTTTGGACTTCCTTTGGCCAATAAAAAAGCTGTGGTAGGAGCTGCTAACACTTATTGGGAAATCGCTAATGCTGCCAATTCTAAACCCATAACTGACATAGAAGCTGTTATGGAGGCGGCTGGGGATCTTGGAGTATCACCTAGATATATGCTGATGAATCGTTCTAAATGGCTGGCATTTAGAATTTCGGATCAGATCAAGGATTTCGTCATTCCATTTGCTTTATATGGTGGGCTCAAAAAACAGAGGGCACCTACTCTCGAAGTGGCAAATGATGCTTTAAGATCTGAGGGATACCCAGAAATAATGATAATTAACACCAGAATAAGTTATGAGGATGCAGGCCACAACATTACATCGGTTGATCCCTGGTTAGATTCTGATGGTGCGGATAGATATGTGACTTTCCTTGAAGATTTAAAGTGTGGAGATCTGCTTTATGGACCTATCGCAGAGGAGACAAATCCTCCGAAACAGGTGGTTCAAGCCAAGAAAGGACCGATTCTAATTTCCAAATGGTCTGATGTTGACCCTGTAGCTGAATACACCAAAAGCGAATTAAATGCATTCCCATCCTGGCCCACAATAGATAGAGTGCTTTCTCTTGATACTGAAAATGCGACTTTATGGGGTGCATAATCTAAATGAACAACAAAGCAGCTTTACAATCGCTAACTGAATATAAGAATGATAATTTATTAGAGAAACTTCTTTTGGATAGAGGCGTTGCGACAGGGGGAACTTATGCGGCAGCTAATGCTAAAGACATAGATTTAGCTGCTGCATCCCTCTATTTTACCCTTGCTGCACATCCCGACCTAAAAGAAGGAGCTTTTTCAATAAAATATAGTGGGGCTCAATTAATCGCAATGGCAAAGAGAATCTTGAAAAAATATGATATGGACGAACCAACCGTTGATGGAGCTGCAATATGGTAGTAGAAAGATATCCCCATACAGCAACTATAAATTATTATACCCCCGGGACGTATAATACAATCGGGATATATACGGAAGGGACATTGGTAACGATAGGGATTGTCTGTAATATTCAACCGAATTCAACTAAATATATTATAGGGGAGTCTGGGGATATGATCGGATATAGCTGGGCTGTTTTTTCTCCGGTTTTTGCCGGTGCGAGAAGCGTTCCTAAGGCTGCAAAATTAACCTTTTTTAGCAAGGAACATATAATTTTACAATTGTTTGAATATCAAAAACATGTAGAAATGAAGTGTTAATATGCCTTTGATTCCTGGATTTTCACAAGGGGATGTAGACGGACGGATAAACAGATTTGCGGTCAGCATAGAGCAAAGGATCATCTGGACATTGGCCATGGTAGGCGAAGATTTCGTCAATGATGCCAGGAATATAAGGACATATCAAGACCAGACCGGAAACCTAAGAAGCTCAATCGGATATATCATTACCCAGGATGGAAATATTATTCAGGAAAACATAGAAGGGAAAGCTGAGGGCAGAGCCCAGGCAAAAAAAATAACAGAGGAAATATTAAGAGAAAACAAGAAGGGTTTTGTCTTAATCGTAGTTGCGGGTATGGAATATGCCGCAGCAGTAGAATCGAAAGGTTACGATGTAATCACCGGAAGCGTGCCGGCAGCGAAGGCCCTCTTAAAGTCAAAGATAAAGGAATATAGCTTATGAAAACGACTTTTGACATAAATGATATATTATATCCTGTTATTAATACAGAAGAGGTTCAGGCCACACTCGATGGTGGCAGGGTTTACAGGAATAAAAAACCTTTAAACTCTGAATTACAGGATATTGTGATAATTCCTCTATCTAACTATGTCGGAGACGAAATAATAAACGATGCTACCTTCATGGTTAATTGCTATTGTAAGAATTTTAACAATGGGGCCCCTAATATAACAAAATTAAGAGCAATCGCCAAAGCAGTAATAGATGAGATAGAGTTATATAATAGCGCTCCAAATTACTATGTTTTTGGTATTGTGAACCAAATACTGTTAAATGATATTGACCAAAAATCAATGAGTTATGTTAATTTGAGAATAAATTGTTTCATAGAAAAATAAATTACTGGAGGTAATATAAAATGAGTAATATAAGATTGATAGGATTAGAATCAATAAAAATAGGACCGACTGTTGCTTCTCTGGTTACCATAGAGCATATAGTTCCTGACAGTGCACATATCGTAATTAATGCGCCCTCGATAGCTGATCTGTTTTGTGAGGAAACTGAATTTCCCGATGTGCAGATAATTACCGCAGGCAAGAAAACCATAGAATTTGCTACAAGAGATATGGGACCAAGTATAATGGCGGATGCTTTTGGAGGCACTGCAAGTCTTTCAACTACCTGGACAGCTTCTGTTACAGCAATAGTAATAAGCGAAAGGGCTTTCGAGATTATTTCTAAAAAGATAAATTTAAAACAATTAAAATTCGTAATTAAAAGAGCTTCCCTTTATGCTGGCGGAGAATTGAAATTTGCCAAGACCGAATCCGGGCAAATTACATTTACCGCTGACGTGCTGCTGCCTGTCACTGGTGCTCCAATTGTAATGACAGTTCTATAAGAATTATTTATTACCCGCCCTATATGGAGATATTATCGGGGCGGGTATAATTTAAGAAGGAGAAGATATGTCGGAGAAGAATAAAAAAAAAGAAATTAAGGATAAGCTCGGGGCCCCGAGTGATAATAAAAATAATCAGATCCGCCAAGACGCCATAGATTCAATTCTCGAAAAGGGAGTTGATTTTACCATTACCATACAGAATAAAAATATATTTAACAAACTTCATTTAATTTCCCCTGAAAGAAAATTCGTTATTTATCCTATTAAAATGGGGACATTGTTAAAAATCAGCGAAATTCTATTGGATTTAAATACTGATGAATTAGTAGAGGCTATGAAAAACGAGGATAAGGAAATCAATCTTTTAGATCTGGGAGCAAAGAATATAATTGAGAATAAAGACAAATTGATTAAAATGATTGCATATGGAATTATTAATAGCGAGAAAGAACCGTCAAAAAAATTAATTAAATTCTTGAATAAAAACCTAACGACAAAGGAGGGGTTGAAACTAATGACGGTGATAATTCAACAAATGGATGTCAACCCTTTTTTGGCGTCTTTAGTATCGATAAAGGGGATGAATCTTCTACAGAAAGAGAAGAAGGCAGCAACCCCTGGCGAATAATTGGCGGATTAATGCATTATTTTCCCCGAATGTCTATGAGGGATATCTTATGGAATTATAGTTATGCAAATTTAGCGATGCTAATGAGCAGTATTCCCAGTTATAAGCTCGGAGATGATAAAAAGAAAAAGGCAAAAGATTTGGAGATAAAAAATATAGATGAATTAAAAGGTTTGTTGTGATCCAGAAAGAGAAGGGATTTATGGATAAAGAAATAAAAAAGGTAACAGAAAAATTTTTAAATAATTGGAAAAAGAAAAAATGGATAAAAATGGTGAGATATACCCAATTGACCTGGAGGACTCTTCATAAAAATAATGCCCGGTGGTTAGAAAGTTGGTTTGGATTAAAGAATTTGGAAAAATGGGAAGTAACCAAAATCAAATTTGTAGGGGATGCCTGCAGAGATGTTTTTGTTAATATTAATTATGGGAAGGGAATAAAAAAGATAAAGGCAAGGGTTATTTGTGAGACCGGACCCTATAAACCGGATATAGAAGGGAACTGGGGCGTCAATCCTGTAAGCTGTTTAAAGGAGGGATAATGGAAAAACCAAAATTATCAATCATTATGATCGTTAAAAATGAGGAAGCAAATCTTAAACGGTGTCTTGATAGTTTTCTTCCCATTATACATGAAAAATGGTGTGAATTAGTAATACTCGATACCGGCTCATCGGATAGGACCATTAAGGTAGCAAAGGAATATACCGACAAGGTATACAAAAAAAAATTTATTCCTTGGGATTTTAGTAAGGCTCGCAATTATGGGATCGGAAAAGCTACCGGGAATAAATTTATGCAGGTAGATGCCGATGAAGAATTGCGTCAGCAATGTCTATATCCCTTAGAGGATATAATTTTGAATCCGAAATATAAAGAACCAACGGTATTTGTAAATTTATATAATTACTATACTAAAGATTGGAAGCAATATTCAGAAATGTTACAGCCCAGAATATTCAAAAATGAGAACGGTTTCCATTTTGAGCAGGCGGTCCATAATAAACCAATTTGCAAACCCCCTTATCTTTTTGCCCCTCATATAATCTTTAATCATTATGGATATATTTTCCAGGGGGAAAAGGGCGAAAAATTATTAGATAATAAAATGGAGCGTAGTTTATCGATACTCCAAAAAGAATTTAAGGAACATCCGGAGAACCTGCATAATTTAACTCATTTAGTCAAAACTTATTATGTAATTAAAGATTTTGAGAATGTTATTGAATATGGGGAGATATGGATCAAACGAATGAGAAAGGAAGATTATAATGAGGGATGGAATTCATTTCTTGAAGTTTTTGTTAAGTTGGTGGGTGCATATTTGGCCAAGAATGATATAAAAAATGCGGAAAAAACAGAGAGAGAAGCCTGTCATTATTCAAGTAGGATTTCTCAAATATATTTAATGTTAGGGAATTTCTGGACCGGCAAAGATAACGAAAAGGCAAAAGAATATTTTGAGATTGCACTTAATATTTATAGAACGAAGGGAAGTTTATACGAGCAATTATTAATTAGTAATACAAAAATAGTCTTACCGGAAATTCTGAATTGGTTAGCTATCTATGAATTCGAGAAAAAGGACTATGAAAAAGCAGGGGAATATATGAACTTGGGAATTGGATTAAATAATAATAGATTACCCATACGCTGGGACATCTGGGCAGCAACGGAAGACACAAAGAAAAATTTATTTAAGGTGGAATAAAATGGCACTAGAAACCGGAGGTTCGCTTTTTTGGCGGACAAAAATCGATAATACAGGATTACAAACAGGAGCAGTCCAGGCAAAGGGAATATTACGCACTTTAACTCGTAGTATAACTGGGATGGACATCTTTGCTGGCCTGGCCATTGGTGCTGCTTTAGTCTTTGCAAAAATAACCAAACAAGCCTACAATTTTTCCAAAGAATTCGAATCTGCTATGAAAGAAGTCCAGACTATCTCAAAAGCGGTCCAGAATGATTTCAAGGGAATCTCTAAAGAAATAATTGATATGTCAAAGACCGTCCCGGATAGTGCCCAGAAATTAACCAAAGCACTCTATCAAATTGTCAGTGCTGGTTACGATGGGGCAAAGGCTATGGACATATTAAAAATATCTGCTGAGCTTGCCGTTGCCACTGTAACCGATACATTTACCGCTGCTGATGCCCTGACTTATGTTATGAACGCCTATGGAGAATCCGCTGGAACTGCTGCTGAAATATCCGATAAATTGTTTACCATAGTCAGATTAGGTAAAGTAAAAATGGAAGAGCTTGGCCCAACTATATCTATGGTAACAGGACTTGCCGCACAAATGGGACTATCTTTCAACGAACTTGCTGCCATGTATGCCGAAGCAGTTAAAAAAATGCAACCCCATATTGTTACTACAGGTATAAGAGGAATAATAACTGCTATGTTACAGGTTTCCAAAGGGACTGGTGAAGCAGCCGACGCAGCAAGGGAATTAGGAATCGAATTTGACATAAACGCTTTAAAAGCAAAAGGATTTAAACAAATTCTAAAAGATATAATAGAAGCGACTAAAGGCAATGAAGCTGCTCTTGGTAGGTTATTCCCTAATGTTCGTGGACTTACTGGATTACTCTCGATTATGACAGGTGAAGGCGAAGGATGGAATAAAACTCTGAATGAAATAGAGAATTCGCTGGGAGCTACTGATAAAGCCTTTGCCACCATGATGGATACTACTGCGAATCAATGGGCTATTATGCAGAATAATATAATGGCAAAGATGAAACCTCTCGGGGATAGTCTACTTGGGATTATGAATAGTATAGCTCGTGGAATTAATCAAGCGATGAGTGGAGCGAATGACGAATTATCAAAACTAGCAAGAAGTTATTCAGAACTAACCGATACCCTTCAAAAGAAACAAAGCAGAATTGATGATTTGATTACTACAGTAGAAGATCTACGAAGTAAAACAGAATTAACTAAAGAAGAAACAACCCAATTGCATGCAGCCGAAAAAGCTTTAGCTATATATTTCCCCATTCTTGGAAAAGCTGCCGAATTTGCTGGTGCTTCTATTGATGTTCTTACCCTGGCCAAACAGGGTTCTTATGAATTAAGCATAAAAATTATGGAATTAGAACTAGAGCAGGCAGAAATTAACAAAAGACGAGCAAATTTAGAATTAGCAATATACAAGAGAAATGAAGACGAGGGAAGCAAAGAAATAAATAGAATCAATAAGCGAATAAAATTTTTAAAAGATGTAATGGAACTTGAACTTACAGGCGGAATCCAGGGGATATATACGCAAGAAAGATTGAATGAAATGATGGATATTCGCTTGGAAAAAGATAATGAATATATAAATCTGATGAGAGAATTATCTATAGCAACTGAGAAAAGGGGATTAGAAGAAGATCAATTAAAACTTAATATAGAAAAAACAACGAATGAAGTAGATAATCTAACCGAAGCTTTAGAAAGATTAAGAGAATCACAAGGTAAGCCAATTATAATTACTCCTAAGCCCGGGGAACCTCCCGAAGAAAAACCTGTAACTATTCTTTCTCTTACCGATGAGCAAATTAAAGATATAGAAGACAAATTAAAATATATGGCAGGCCAGTATAAAAGATATTTGAGTGATGTAGCTCAATTCGGAGAAAAATATGTAGAAGAA